TGTATACCAACATTAACAGTCTGAATACCTGCTCTATAACCAGAACCAGTATTACCAATACTAATAGACTTAATAGTACCACCAGCAGCAACAGTAACTGTTCCACCTGCAGCAACTAAAGGTTGATATCCAAATCCTTCACTGGATCCAACAGAAACAAGTATTCCACCTTTAGGTAAATTTCCAACATTTACATCAGAAGTTGAACTTCCAGTACCAGTAAACGAGATTGTTGTAACACCAACGGTAGCATCTTCTGTTATAGTATATTCATTAGTTGATCCTGAAGTTTGGAAAACATCATTAATAAGAACAATTGCAGTATCAGTGACAATTCCAGAAACATTAGATCCACCAGATTTTAATGTAAAGTCTGATAATTGTCCTGTAAATTGAGAAGAAATACTATCAAAAATATAGTTTCTCCAATATGGTTCATTTGCCGTATCTGGAACACCAGAACGCATAAATGTTCTTCCTTCAAAACTAGAACCTGTTGCAATTCCTACCCAATCTCTTGAATCAGGTGGATTTGTAGCAGTGCTTAAAGGAACATTACCATAAGGTGCTTCTACAAAGTTTATTGTATTATCGACAATATTATAATTACCATCTACTTTAGTAATTAGAGTTCCTGTACCATATCCTGCCAAAGCAGTTCCAGCCCAAGATCTTCTAACTCTAATAAGATTATCATTTCCACCTTGACCAATAGAATCAATTCTAAGTATTTCATTACCAATTTGGACCAAATCTCCACCAAAGAATGAAGTAATTCCTGCAAACTCTATAACATCACTAGTAGTGAATACTTGATCTGCTAGATGCGTAGTTACAGCAGTTGAAACAATAGGAGATTGAAGAATATTATCTATTGATACTAATGCCTTTTTATTCTGATTAACAGCATTAAAACAGTGAGAAGTTCCAATACCTACACTTGTAATATCAACGACCTCTGGGACGGTCTGAAGTGCCTTAGAGACACTCTCTGCAAGTTTAATGGTTTCATCATCAATCTTAACTGCATATACTGTACTTGGTAATAAAGTAGTTGTGCCAATTCCAGCAAATCCAGTAGTACTAGCAATTCCAAGTGCCATAGTATATCCACTACCAGGATTTGTATAAACAAGTTCCTCACCAGTAACAAAGAAATGATTTGGAAGATTAATAGTGTTATTTGTAACATCTACTATACCACTATTACTACCATCAAATGGTTTTCTAAAAATAGGATCAGTTTTATGTGATAATCCAAATGCTCTTAATACAGAACTTTCAGTTCCCGTATATTCTGCAAAACCACTTTCAATAACACCATTATTGAAATCTATTGTATCTTTAGTATCATCCTGTATTCTTACAGCATTCATATACACATTAACTTGTGCATTAATACTTGCTACAGGAGTAAAGAGTAGGGAAACCGTTCCTGCGGATGATACCTTTGATCCAAATGTTCCCAATCCAGTTGGAGAAACACCAGATGAAACATTCCCAAAATCTACATCATAAGTTTCTGTAGTTGATTCTGAAACGTAATCAGTAACTACTGCAAATTCAAACATAGAATAAACTTGATTTGTTGCATCAGTAACTTGAACAGTTCCATAAGCAGATTCATATTCAGATGGCCATGAACCAATCGTATTAATTCCAGGTGAAGATGAAGATTCTATTTCAGTTGTTCTACTTTCTATTCTTGTATGTTTAAGATCAACCGTACCAATACCAGTATAAGCAGAATCTGCCATACCAACAAGGATAGTGTTAATAACACCAGTAGTTCCTATACCAACACTAGAGTTGGCAATAAAATCAACTTTTAATTCTGTTCCATCAATATAACCACGATAAGTACCCAAACCACCAATTGCTTCTGAAGTATTAACTGTAGTTAATCTTCCATATTCCATTATATCAACTTCATCACCATTATGGATGATATTCAATTGATTAAACTCATGTTCTTTACCACTAATATCAGGATTAATATTAATCATAACTTTAGCGGATCTATAGGTGCTTGCAATACCTACAATTGTTGTTGTTCCTGTTCCAGTACCAATTGTAACACTTTCAGAATCTACTATTGACCTACCAATAACAGTGCTACCAGTGCTTAATAAATTATCATCAAGATTATATGAAAGAGTAGCAACATGATAATCATTAACTGAATATTTTACAGGATAGAAGTTTAATTGACCTTCACTACCAGAAATAGCAAAATCAAAATCTCCTTGATCATAAACACTTTCAACTCTTCCATATTGGTTAATATAACCAAATGTACTATCATGGATAATATCAACAATCATCAATTGTCTTTGAGCGCCAAATCTTTTATCTCTAACATAAGTAATATACTTTAATGCTCTTCTATCTGCTAAAGTCCATGTATTAACAGTGCTAAATCTAGTTGCTCTTGGGTTACTATTAAATGTTCCACTAAAATCATCTATAGATACAACCCTATTTCCAACAGATTCAGAGTAATCTTTTAATATCCTACTTGAAAAAGTTATTTCTGTAGAAAAAGCATCTTCACCAGATATATCTAAAGCATTTTCAGTTACTAAATCAAAATCATATACACAATTTAAATCACCAATACCATATAAATCATTTACCACAGATACATCAGATAATTCTGTTGATAATCCAACTCTAGTAGAAGCAGTTGATTCTAATTGATAATCACCAAATTTCTTAAATCCTAATGTATGATTTAAAGGAGAAACGGATTCATTCCACGTATTATAATCAACTCTAGAACTTAAAGAATATGAAAGGTTTTGGTAATAATCACTATCCTGAATCCTTTGTATATTTGTATTAAGGAATCCAGAATCAGTTTCCCACCCCTTTTCAACTCTTGAAGTTGCATTTAATTTAATGTAAGAATCAAAAGTTTTTATAGATGAAGCAACACCTTGAGTTCCTGAAGTTAATCCCTTTATAACATCATTAATTACGAATCCATCAGTATTAGTGACTCTTAAAATACCTGTCAATCCGTTCCAATTTTGAACAGTTCCACGAGTGCTACTAATTGATCCCGTAACAACTTCATTTTCTGAAAAATCATTAGGTCTTAAATTAATATCAAACGTAGGCATAAATTTCTGAGGAACAATCCTTCCAGAAGAATTAACAAAATCAAATGTACCTGCTGATAAACCAGGTGCTAGTCCTACAAAATAATCAGAAATATTATATGTAACAGTTCCGATACCACCATAATTTTGATCAACTGCTGTTATAGTAAAGAGTTTATAATCATATGCTGAAGAATTATATCCTCGTGCAGTTGTTCCCACACCAACACCAACACCTTCTATGAAGACTTTATCCCCAACAGCAATTGGGAATGTATCAGCAGTACTAAACCCAACAGATAATGTGACGGTTACGTCATAATTTTCTGTATTAAATCCTACTGTACTAATTCCAACACCATTACTATTCTTATCTGTAATAATAGTAGGTGGTGCATTACTAACACCTTTAGTATTCTTTAAAATTTCTACTTGTGGATTTCCTAAAGTATATTTTAAATCAAGATCAAGAATTGGTTTTTCAGTTTTTCCATCCAGAAGAATCAAATCTGGTGATGAAATATAACCTCTACCAAAAGATGTTACCCCAACAGATTCAACAGACATTAAAGAATCTATTCTAATAATCTGTGGTAAAGCAGCATCAGGTTTTACTGTAATATCTGACGCAAAATCATATCCAATATCATTAACTTTTATAGTTCTAATTTTTCCAACTGAAGTGCTTTGTGCTTCAATAATAGCACCACTACCAACTTCAGTATTAATTGTAGAGATACCAGGAAGACTATAATAATTTCTACCAGAATTTGTTATCTCAAATTCTGAAATAGCCCCATATGCAGATGTACTATCAGTTTCATAAGATACAAATGATGTAGTTCCATAAGAAAGTCTTTCTGGAGATTCTTTTAAAGTATATGTAAATTGATTTGTAGAATCTACGGTAATTGTCTGTTTACCACTAAAATCACTATCACTTAACTGAACTTCATTTCCAGATAAAACTTCACTATCTACAAATATATCTTTTTTAACCAAAGGTAAAGAACTTTCAAAAACAGGATCTAAATTATAGTAAAGTGTTTCTGGAATATCTTTAGTAACAAATAAAGTTACTTTAGCATCAGTCGTTACACCTGTAGTTCCATTTCTAGTAACATTAAACGTAACTGATTGTGGAGAGGTATCCCATTGTTTTGTTAAATTTACATCACTATAGAAATTTAATACAAATGCTGGATAATTTGTAGATTGTGAAAAATAACCTAAAGATGTATCAGAAAGATTAAATTCAACTGTAGAATCTTTATATACTTTTAATGGTGGATTAATAGGATTTATTGTTCCTGAAGAAGTGCTCGCAAGACCTACTACGTTTGGTTTTGATTCTTGAGATTCATAATCAGTTTTGGTTAATTTAAAACTATCTGAATCAACTTTAACAATATAGTAAATTCCATTATTATCTAAACCACCAACAGGAGTGGATGCTGTATGAATAATCTTATCACCAGTTTCATAACCATGATCGTTAATTGTAATAGAATTGGATGTAGTATTAACTCCTGAAGCAGCAAATGATTTAGGATTTATTATCATCCTTCTATTATAATCATTATACTTAACAGTTACAGTTGTTGTAAGACCTGAAACAACATTCATATAAACATTTTCATAGTTTAATAAACCATGAGTTTCACCAGTGGAAACGGTAGCAGTAGTTCTACGAATCTCCCCAGTAATTACCCCATAATTAGTCTTAAAGCTATGATAAACCCCAGTACCCAACCCAGAGAAGAATACTGTTGTACTACCCCTCTGTGTGCTTGCAATGCCCACAAAAGTACCTGTACTACCTAAACCAACCTTAACAGTGGATATGCCTATTAAGTCTTCACTAATGGCAGCAGCGTAAAGTGTTTGACCATTTGTTAATGTATTAATACCTGTATTAACAGCATTTGATCCATCCCACCTAATATTAAGACCTTCACCTTGATTAGGAGAATATGTTAATTTATCACCTGTCTTTAATCCATGATTAGGAATATAAATTGCTTTTGTTTGAATGAATAATTGAGTTAATCCAATTCCAGGATTACTAAACGCAATTGTAGTTCCAATACCAACTCCAGATCTTGTACCCAATCCAACTGAATCAACAGGATTAAAATAAACCTGCTGATTTACCCTATACTCATAATCTGAACTAAATCCAGAATTAATAGTAAGTCTTCTAGGTTTTTCAAGAATTTCTGAGGTTACCGTATGAGAAACTCCTGTAACTCCATTAGCAGCTCTTAAAACTCTAATTCTTGAAAGACCTGATTCAACATTCAATAATTTTAAAGTTTCTGTTCCAATTCCAAGAATATCATTAGATTGAAGTTTTGATAAATCTCCCCGAACATTAATATGTGTTACTATACCAGTAACACCATCAGTTCCAATAGCAACAGCAGTAGTTCCTACTCCAGTTACATTAAGTTTAGTGGAAGTAATTCCTGCATTATAAACTCCACCAATTTCTGAAGAAGTTGTAGATAATCCAGTAACTGTAATAATATCACGATTAACCCATTGATGAGGTTCTGTAGAAACAATACTATAAATTCCTTTTTGATTTGAAGGATAAATTTCTACATTTGTTATACTACTAGTAGCAGCACTTACACTACTTACTGGTTTTCCAAGAATTCGTGAAACTTTAGCAGCAGCATCAAAACCCTTAGTATTATCATTGTTAAATCCTACCTTATCACCTATTTTATAATTTTTACCACCAGTTTCAATTCCAATACTTTCTAAAACACCTGGTTTAGTTCCTCTAACATCTATTGTTTGATCTAATGAATTGGGTAGAGGAAGATATGGATAAGATGCAGTTCCATCATAAATTAAATTATAAGGTGTTGTATTCCTACACCATTGATAAACACTAATATCACTTAAATCATAATCATCTTGATTTGATGAAGGTAAAAGATTAAAATCATTTGGAGTTGAATAATAATTTTTACCAATTAAATATGGGAAAACAGGTAACTTATAAGTATTAAATTGTCCACCCTGTTCAGCACCAGAGTCATCAATAGTAGTAAAGTAAGCATAAGTTCCACTTGGGAATTGTGGAGTTACACAGAATCTTCCATTATTCTCATCTAAAACAGTTTCATCACTTACTGCTTTATACGTAAAGTCATCAGTAAAAAATCCAGCAGGGAAAATACTTAATGGTGGTCTATTTTCTTTAATTGAGGCTTCTTCAACATAACCAGATTTCATCTGGGATACAGTTCCACCTGCTTTCTTTATATACCCATAAGGTCCATATATTGGATTACCATCATATGCCCATCCAATAATAGGTGAGTGATTATCTGATGCAGTTTCTTGACCATTAACTTTTTTTAGATCTGGTTCACCATATAGAGATGCACCCTCCTGATTAGTTGCATAAACAGTTTGTCTTAGTTTTCTAGGAGCATATAAATGATTATATTGCAATTCAATATTTCCATCTTTGACAATTCCATCATCATCACTAATTTGTTGTGTTTGATAATACTTTTCAAACAAATTAACATTCCAATTTTGAATATTTGCACTAACTTTACAATCAGTTCCAGAATTAATAATATTAATAGATGTATTATTTCTAGAATATCCACCTCCTTGTTGAAGTATATTAACAGTATCTAAAACATAACTAATAGTCGTTCCTATTCCAACTGAAGATGCATTTCCGTTAAGATCAACTACCTTCAAAACAGGTGTTATAACACAACCTACACCATCCCCACTAATTTGTAAATTTGGAGGAGAATTATAATTAATACCTTTATTTTCTACAATAACTTCAATAATTTTACCACCACTAATAACAGGTGTTACTTGAGCATCTGATCCAGATAAGAAAGTTACCTCTGGTTCTCTAACAAAATTAATAATCTCAGATGCTCCATAACCAACTCCATTATTAGATAAATGGATTGATGTTATTTCACCTCTGATTATAGGTTGAACCTTAAGTTCAAAAGTATCAGATCCAACTGAATTGATACCAACCTCTCCAGTAATATTTACAGAAATATCTTGATAATTAAAAATATGAGTTCCTACACCAATATTTGTAAGAGGTCTATATTGTTTTGTTTTATAATAAAAATCACTACTCGTAGTTCCAACTCCAACACTTGAAAGTTTGAAATTATCATCATCTACTTTAGTGACATAAAAATCAGTAGAAGTGGTAAGTCCTGCTATTGGAGTTCCATCACATGTATAAGTTACAATTTCTCCAGATTCATAACTATGGTTCTCAATTTTTATAGAATTTGAAGAAGTTTTTATTCCCGAAGAAGGAGCAGTTCTTTTTTTATTTTGATATCCAGTTCCACCTGAAAGTATATTAATAGATTCAACTATTGATTTATTATTAACAGATTTTATAAATTGTTTTCCTACTCCTTTAGAGGTTAATGTAATTGTATTAATACCTGCAAGAACACCTGCTTCATTTTTATGAAGTCTTATTGTAGTTCCACCAGTTCCAACAAGTGCAGCGTAATAAGTTGAACTAGTAGTTAATCCACCAACAACCTCTTGATTGTCCGTTACATATATAACTTCTTCTGCGTTTTTAAACTTATGAAAAGTAGTAAATCCAATAGTAGAAGATAAACTACCTGTTGTTCCAAGACCAACTCTAGGAGAATCAGAATCAAAAGCAACAGAATGCTCTATAGATTCCATATTTACAGAAACACGAGCACCTGATCCATTACCACCTGTTATTTTCAAGGTTGGTGGTGTTTGATAATCAAATCCTGGATCAATAATTCTCATTTCCCTTAAAGATCCAGATACAGCAGAGTATCCCGTAGCACCTGTTCCAACAGAATCTTTAATATGTAAAAACGGTGGATTTATTACATCATAGTCTCTTCCACCAGCAAGTACATCTACACTTTTAAGTTCTCCATAATGAACCTGATCAAAAGATTTGTAATTTAATATCTCTACACCATTGACCAATATACCAGTATGACCTGGTGTAGTTTCATATACAGTTCCCGTATTTTCGGGAGGACATACTTCTCTTAATATTTTTTGTGAAGTTAAAGTTTTATTATTAAATTTAAATGGTGAAATTTTATTATCAGTTACAATACCAGTTCTTGTTCCATCATTATCAATATTAACAAATTTTTCATTATAGAGGTCAGAACCACTTTTAGCAAATTTTACTGTTGTTTCATTTATTCTTTTTACAAAATATAAACCTTCATCCATTAAAGATGATTTAACAACAAAATTGTCTATGGAAGTACCACTAGTAGGATCTACGTATGCATCATTAATTATTTGCGGTGTATAATAAATTGCATCACCAGTATAAAATCCATGATCAAAAATAGGAACTCCAGAAGGAGTAGTTGTTGCATTGGTTATAATTTCATATTCATCACCACTAAAACTTCCACCAAAGACAATTTTACCATCACTAACACCTAATGACTGAGATCCATATGTTGGAATAGAATTAGAAGCTATTAATAGTTTGTCTGTTTTTTTATCTTTATATACGTTTTGTATATTTGTAGAGTTAACAGATGCTTCAGGGAAATTTATAGCATTTGTTTTTAATATTTGTCTTTCTATGGTATAAGACAAATTTGTATTGATTTGCCCCTGACCTTTTATAATAAAAGATTTTGAAGATGTTAATTGTGTAATATCAGATACAGGTAAATTTCTACCATCACTACCAACCAAGATTGCAACAGATTTATCCCCTACTTTAAAATCATGTTTAGTTTTTAAAGTAATTTCATAAGTAAAATCAGATTCATCCTTAAGTGAAATACTATCAACTTGATATACTGTAGCTATATTATAAAACCACTCTTCTACTTTAAATCCAGTATCTCCAATCCCTAAAGTTTTTATTCTTATAGTATCTCCTTTTTCATAGAGACAATTATTATCTGAATATTCAAGATCATCAAGTACCGATGTAATCCTTACTTCAATTGTTTCATCAGGATCTACAACAGATTTTCCATATGAAAAAGTATTAATACCAATCGTAGTTCCACTTAATATAGTTTTACCAATTCCACTTAATCCAAAAAATTGAGTTAGATTCTTAGAGGTATATGAACTCACACCTGTAGTATTATCAATATAAGTAAAATGCAATTCACCAGTAGTTCCAAATCCAACTGTCGAATCTACATCTAAAAAAGTAATACCTGCACCCACTTCACCAATTATTTTTGTTCTAGGGGGAGTGACAAAAGTTCCATATGTAGAACCTTCTACTCTCGAATCTCTATTATATCCAGCATCTAAACTTAATTTATAAAATGTTGTTCCAGCACTGACATTTATAGATTCAACATGAGTAATAGGAGCATATGCTTTATCAATATTATTATCTTTATTGGTATCTTGATATAATGTAGATAATTCAAGATTCATTGGATCACCAGAAATTGGTTCTACAACAAAATCTCTTGTTATTTGATAATTCGCATTAGATGGTGTAAAAAGAAAATCAGATGGTCGTATAATCTTTACATTTTCATTATACAAAGATTTAAATAAAATCTCAAAACCTCTATCAGTACCTTTACTTAAATAAAAGTCCTTGGACTGTTTTATAAAAATATTTTGATCTAAATTAGAAGATAATTTTTTTCCTTCAAGTCCAGGTGTAAGTTGATGTTTAGTTTTAACCAAAAACTCTTTAAGAAAAAGAGAACTTAAGTTTTGTATAGAATCACCCTTATCATGTTGTTCTGCACTTGAAGTTTTGAATACTAATTCATCAGTATTAGTAGGATCTTGATAAGAGGTAACCCCAACAAATCCTCTAACACATCCAGTAAATGCAAAAGTTGTTATTCCAGTATATGTAATAATTTCATTATTAATTTTCAATAATCCATAGGAATCTGGAAAACCCAAAGTTCCTGTTGGATTATTTTTCATATCAACTTGAATTGTATCATTAGTGATACCTATGGAAGCACCTAATCCAACATGTTCAGTAAGATCTACTTGTTCATCAACTTTTATATAACTATCAATATTTTGAACCAAATCTATTGGTCCACCTTTATATTCTTGTCCCTGATAATATGTCTTTAGGAAATCAACAACTAAAGGATATTCATTTATGACATATTGAGGCAGTTGATTCTGAACTATGTTATTAAATTGGATTTTTTTTGTAGACATTTTATAATTTTTCTATTTTAGTAACCTGAACCTGAACCACCACCAGTGCCTCCACTAGTACCTCCACCAGTGCCTCCACTAGTACCTCCTCCACCACCTGAAGTTGCAACAGTAGTAGATCTACGAGCTGTTGTTGAATTACCACCACTATTACGTCCACCAGGTCGAACCAGACTGCCATTATGATAACTTGATGAGGTAATATAGTTAGAACCAGAAGGATCTAATCCAGAAGCAATTTCATCAACGATTGGATCAAATAAACTGTTATTAATATCTAGTTGCAAATAAAGATCCTGTAATCCAATCACATCATTAGATTTAGGACATGCTGATATTTCAATAACAGTCTGTCCATCCTTAATCATTCCAGATTGAACATTAACTGGGTTAATAGTGACAACACCAGTTTTATAATTAATTGTTCCTACGTTTCTTTTACGAATAACGGGAGATTGTGAGTCTATTGATGGAACAGAGAAGAAAAATAGTGATCCAGTTAACCTATTAGTGTTTGGAATATCTGAAATATAGATATCATCCATTATTCCTGCAATTCTAAATGCAGATGATTTAATATTATACCCACTCATTCTTTTTATATAAAATTCATTACCAAAACCAATAGAATATTCTGCAAAAGAATTTAATACAACTCTCAAATCCCTTCTCATAACTAATGTTGTAATATTGGATGTTACTGCTTCATTACTATTGTCGATTATAGATAGAAATTTACTATATTTAAATCTAGCACCATATTTGTTCATTTCTGATGATTCCGAATACTTATTGCAATTATTTTGAACAATACTAGAGACAGCATCTGCCGATTCTGTAAGATTTGAATTGTAATATATTTTTGAATCAACTTCTAGGTACAAATATTTTAAATCAAGGATTTCTGGGATGATTCCAGCTACTGCATACTTCTTTAATTTTGTTTTTATCTGTTCTTTGATCAAATTTGGTAAAAAATCACCATTTTTTGGTTTTATACTAATAAAAACTTTTCCATACTGTGGAGGGATAAGATCTTCCCCACCAAAAACTGAAATTGACTCTGTTTCTGGATAAATTCTTGCAGGAACTAACGATTCATAGTCATTTGAAGTAATTGCTCTATTTTGAGAAGCATAAATTCGTGGAGCAAACTTTCTAACCGATTCTACTGACTCAATATCCTCACCACCACCAGCAATGATGCCTGTTGTAAGTAAAGAAATGCCAGTTGTAACAGTATATGAACTTGCATTACGTGTATACCGCAATCTTCCTGAAAAATTGAAAGAACTTACCCCATTTGCAGCATCACCATTAGAAGTGATGTAATTAATTGTTATAAAATTACCATCTTCTAATGCTTTTCCAAAAATTCCATCTCCAAAAAATATTTCATATCTTTCATCTTCAATTTCTTGTAAAAAATAAACTTTTGAGTCGGATTTTACATCGAAAAGACTATCTTGAGAACTATATTTCGTTTCTGTCGCTGAAGCTTCAGTTGGATTTACTGAAACTGCAATTAAATCAGTGTCAACACCAATATTTGGTAAAATAAATTTCTGATTTGGTATTCTTGCTGAATATGTGTAAGTTTGAGTTAATAAAGTTCCTTCAAAAACCTCAACATCATCAAAAGTTGCAATTCCATTTATTACAGGAGCAGTAATATCACTTAAAATTGAGAAAATAAACGATTGTCCACCAAATGCAGTTGATGATGCTGCCACTGGACCCTTCTTAAGGGTCAAAGAAGCAGGTGCAGGAGTGATTGCATCAGTATTAACAAAGAAAGACACTGTTGCCCTTGCTGCTTGCCTTGGACGTGGTGTATAACCTATGTTTCTTGCCAACGAAACAATGTTTTTTCTTAAAGTTGCAGTATCGATGAACACTTCATTCGTTACCATGTTGGCATTGTATGAAGTAATGTAGGTATTATATGCTAAAACGTCTAAAATTGTTGACAGGTTAGATCCCTCAAAGTCATAATCCGTGAAATTCGAGTTGGATTTGAGATATTCTTGTAAAGTTGACTTAACTTGGTCAAAATCCAAGTTAGAAAAATTGGCTAATGGCATTTTTATCTACTAGATTGCAAAACAAACTGTAATTCTTGTGTTGGAATCTCTGATCCAATCACATCATATGTAATAGTTACATCAAAACTGTTGTTTTCATAATTAGGAAATGCTCTTACATCATCTACTTCTACCCTTGGTTCGTAATTATCAATTGATTGACGAATTTCATCAACAATAATGGTAGCAGTAATCTCATCTATGTTCTCAAAAAGAGATTCAGTGATCCTTGAACCAAAAGACTGGTTAAAGAACTTCTCTCCAGGTGTTGTAAAAACAATATTACGCAAAGAACGGGCAATTGCGTTTTCATTTTTAATCGCAATAAGGTCATCATTCAGTGGATTAGACTGAAAGGTCATACTTATATCTTTAAAACCTTGACTTACCCGTTCTATTGGCACACTAATACGGCGATTATCTTTTATTTATTAAGGATTATAAATGATTGTTTCAAATAATCATCATTTGGTCGTCATAATCAAGTTCATCCTCTTCAAAATCACCAAATATTTCACTTTGTACTAAATCATCACGTTTTTTAGGAGTAAGACGGTCATGGGAAACCTCTCTTAACATCTTCTTTTTGGAATCTTCCATAATTTTAGTATGTTTTTACTATTTAACAATAAAAAAAGGGGATTGCTCCCCCTCTTAATCTATTTTCCTTGTCCTCGGTACTTCTTTTTTGCTTTATTGCGAGAAGTTGCGGATAGGAGTGTGTTAGCCGAGCGTCCTTGACGAGTTTTTTTGGGCATCGAGACGAGTTGGACGGTCCCCCATGCCCCTTGCGTTGCTTTTGCCATTAAATCACTCTCATTTTCTCATGACCTACACGTATGCGAGGGTCGCACCATGTCTCAATACCTGCTTCTTTAGCATCTAGGCAGAAAGACACGTCCTCACCACACATATCTTGAACTCCACCTGACTCAAAGACTTGCATCTTAGGAGCAAACCAAGGATATTCCATATTCTCGAAGACACCCTTCTTAATTAATACCCAACCGAAACCAGTATAATCAACTGTGAAAGGTTTGTTGCGTTTGCCCATAGACTCAACAGTCTCATGATTCATAACTCCCCCATTCTTACGGAAGTCATCCTCTTCTAACCAGTGTGCAACTGAGGTAGTATGTCCGTCTTCTGTGGAATACCAGCCAGCTGCGATTTCTCTTTCAGCACCACTCGCAGGGACTGCTAGATCGCAGAGTTGCCAGAACTTATTTACATCAAAGACAATATCATTATCAATCCAGAGTTGATAGTCATATTCTAGTTTACCATCCCAAGGTATCTGCTTAGGTCCACGAAGAACATTTGCTCCAAGACACTTACATCTTGCAAAGTTCACCATAGATGAATAATCTTGTGATATCTGAATACTCATTCCAGACTGTACCATATCAAAGCACAGTTGTACAAAATTCTTTAAAAACGTATAAGAACAACCTCTGCCAGGTAGACAGAATACAATTGTCTTACCTTTCATTCTCTGCTTAATCGCAGGAATATCCCAACTAGGAGCTTCTTTTGTCGGTGCTTTGGCCTTAACAGTAAATCCTTTTGCCATAACTTGTAATTACTTCATTTCAATTATAGAGTAATTCTATGTATATGTCAATCTTTTACTAAGTGTTGTGCCGATGAACTGTTTGGACTATTAAATATCATATTAAATGATAAACATATTCTAGGATCACCAACATATTCTTCAAAGGATTTTACACTATGCATAAGATCTGAAGGAAATACTAATATATCTCCTGCCTTACAATTCATGTTTATTACAGGTCCAGAAAAATTCCATACCTCTTTAGAAGATTGATATAATGTTGTTCTGCTATGGTGCATCGGATCAAAAAATCTTAATAAATCATGATTGTCTGTTAGATACCATATCATAGATAAATCAGCACCTGGATGAGTATGAGTTTCATTATTACTTTTTTCATTATGTGCAATATTCATCCACCAATTTCCCCACCTAAAAGAAGGAAAACCACTCATTACATCTTGAAGAAATAATGCATATTTTTCTGGCATATTATTCAATCCTGGTTGAGAATAGGATTGGTATCCATAGCAGTTTGATCTAAACCTTCCCTTCTCTTTATAACTTCTATAATTTATAGAAACTTCTTGTTGTATAGGATTTGGATTATTTTTCCAATACTCTATTGCCCAATCATATGCACCCTCTGGTACTCTCTCATTAAATTTCCAAACTGGAGTATAAAAAAGTTTATGTGGATTATAGAAGTTATAATTTCTATTCATTAATAAGAATCTCCTCCTTGTGGTTCTGCGAATATTCTCACAGGTCCACCAACACCTACCGTGGGCGCAGCAACTTCATAACTCAAATCATCTGCGTCGATATCTGTCTTTAACAACCCAACCATGACGTTGAGTAGTTCCCATGTCTCCTCAAATTCGTCTTGTTTTAAATTATGATACAAGCATCTGTCTTTTGCATATATGTGATAAGTTATAATGTTTTCTCTTTCGGAGGACATTTTTTCTGGGGGATTTTTTTTATATAGTAAACCTTAGAAGGTCAAAAAATTTTTTAGAGGAATTTATATATAGATCTCGAATTCGGTTCGTTGTAGGTTAGGGACTTTCGGTTTTTTATAAACGCAACGCCCGCACCGCAAAATATAACATAGGGGGCATAAACACTGTCATAACTGTCAATAACTCATAAGCACACTAAGTGTATATTATTATTATACAATATGATGGGCAGACTGTCAACAACCTGCCCCCTAATCGTGTTTACTAATTGTTACTTATAGTGCCGAATCTGTCACCTCTACAATATCATCCAGAACTGATAAGATTTCATCACCATTGTTTGCATTTTCTAGCAAGAATTCTGCAAAGTTGGGTGATACTCTGTTCACGTAATCTGCCATAATAAGTTGTTAATAACTGTGAGTAAATTAAGAGTGTCTGACCCTTACATAAGAGGGACACTTTAATAGCTTCAGTTATAATAATCCAACGGAGAATCTACGTCTTCTATGTAACACTTACAGTCCTCAATCTCTTGCATTTCTAATACTTTTCTCCAATCAATATCTCTTGGATTAAAGTCATCAAGTACATCTAATTCTAATGTTATTCTATACTTAGTCTTCTGTCCGTATGTGTAAGAAACTGACATGAGATTAGAGGGTTGGGGGTGATACTTAGTATTATAATATGACTGTGGAAAACTGTCAAGAATTACAGTATTATTATGTATAAATCTTGACATTTATAAAATTGTAATATCCCTACAAAATATAAACGAGGGTTTGACAATTAAACCGAGTTCGTGTTATACTCTG